CAAGAAACAGCACCACCTTTCTTTGTAGCAACACTACCAACTGATGATTCATCATCACCAATTAACCCAACTCCATAATTTTTTGTATATTAGCAAAAGGTTTATTTCATTAAGTTTGGTTTAATAATAATTAGGGGGTGTAAAAGCCCCCTTTTTTATTACACAAAATTTACAATCTATACGTTATATATGTAGTATGATAATCTTAACTACATCCACATCTGACCAAACTTTTAAAGTTATACCACGTAGAACCATTGTGGGGGGCTTGATTTTGACGATAAGAAACGAATCAACAAACGATGTTACCACATATACAGGGGACTTTGTTTGGAGTATATACGATACAACCTACAATCTATCTTCTATTGAGTGGCAAGGTTCAGACTTATCAGGTAGTCAAGGAGAAACGTATTTAGAAATTACAAATAAGTTTGACTTAACAGAGTCTAATTATTATACATTTACAATATCAGACTCAGCAGGGGAATTGTACAAAGGTGTTATATTCTGTACAGACCAAACAGTAGACCAAGATACGAACTCTTATTATACTGTAAATGAGGGCGAATATGTATCAAGCACTACATTTGACAATGATTATATTATATTATGAAAAACGATTTAAGAATAGTTAACCTAAGCACCTACACAAGCCCTACTGTTAAAGAAGTAAGGAATCAAGAATTTGTGAGCTATGGCGATGATAACAATTACTTTCAGTACCTTATAGACAGATATAATGGCAGCCCTACTAACAATGCTATCATAAACGGAATTAGCGAGATGATTTATGGTAAGGGCTTAGATGCTACCGATAGCAATAAGAAGCCTGACCAATATGCACAGATGGTATCTTTGTTTAATGCTGATTGTGTTCGCAAAGTAGTGTACGATTTAAAATTAATGGGTCAATGTGCTATTCAGGTAATCTACTCTAAAGATAGAACTAAGATTGTAAAACTTGAGCATATCCCTGTTGAAACATTACGAGCTGAAAAGTGTAATGACAAAGGCGAAATAGAAGCGTACTTCTATCACTATGATTGGGCTAAGTACAAAAAGAGCGATGAGATAAAACGCATCCCTGCCTTTGGAACTTCTAAAGAGGGCTTAGAGATTATGTACATCAAACCTTATAGAGCAGGATTTAAGTACTATTCGCCTGTTGACTATCAAGGGGGTACACAATACGCAGAATTAGAGGAAGAGATAAGCAATTATCACTTAAATAACATAATGAATGGGTTAGCACCATCTATGCTTATCAACTTTAATAACGGAACGCCTGACCCTGAGCAAAGGGAACTAATTGAAAGACGTATCTATGAGAAGTTTAGTGGTAGTAGCAACGCAGGTAAGTTTATCTTAGCATTTAACGATAACGCAGAAACTGCTGCTGACATACAACCTATTCAACTTTCTGATGCTCACAATCAGTATCAGTTTTTAAGTGATGAGAGCGCACGTAAGATACTTGTTTCTCACAGGGTAGTATCCCCTATGCTTTTAGGTATTAAAGATAACACAGGGCTTGGTAATAACGCAGACGAGCTTAAAACAGCTACTATCCTTATGGATAACACAGTTATTCGTCCGTTTCAAAGATTACTTATTGAGAACTTCGACCAAATCCTTGCATATAATAACATCTCACTTAATCTATACTTTAAGACCTTACAACCTTTAGAGTTTACTGACCTTGACAATGTTGCTGATATGGAAACACGAGAAGAGGAAACGGGGGTAAAAATGAGCAAAGAGGATTTAACCGATGAAGAGTTTGATATTATCCTTGACGAACTAAGGGGCGAAACAATCTCAAACCGATGGGAAGCAGTTGATGTTAGAGAACACAGCGAGGATAATGAAAGCATAGAAGATTGGGCTGTTAAGCACATTGAATCAAAAGAGGAAAAATTAGAAAAAAAGTCAATAGATTCTAAAAAGAGTGGGTTTAGTTATTTAGACAAATCCCTATATAAAGTAAGATACCGATACGCTGAAAAATACAGCTCAGGCAAATCAAGACAATTCTGTCGTATTATGATGAGCAGAAGTGGTAGAGGTGTAGTATATCGTATAGAGGATATTGACAAGGCATCAAACGCAGGTGTAAATAAGTCTTTTGGACATCAAGGCAAAGCATACGATTTATTTAGATTTAAAGGTGGGGTTAATTGTGGGCATAGATGGGAAGAGGTCTTATACAGACTAAAATCTAAGACTATGAAAAAAGTAATCCAAAACTACGATGAAGTAGATAAGATACCTAAGTCTTATGCACCTACCCCACGAGGATATAAGGATGCAGAGAAAGCACCAAAGGATATGCCAAATAACGGACACCACCCAAATTATAAAGGATAATGGCAACAGCACTATTTATATCAAGAACGGACTTAGTAAAGAATAGCATTATAGATGGTAATGTTGACACTGACAAGTTTATACAGTTTATCAAAATTGCACAACAAATACAAGTGCAGAACTATTTAGGTACAGACCTTTACAACAAGATTAGTGCGGATATTATTGCAGGTACGCTTACAGGCGATTATCTTAATCTTGTAAATGATTACGTTCAGCCCATGCTAATTTGGTGGGCGCAGGTTGAGTATTTACCTTATGCAGCTTATCAAATTAAAAATGGCGGTGTATTTAAGCACACCTCAGAAAATAGCGAAAGCGTAAATAAAAACGAAGTAGACTATTTAGTAGAAAAGGCACGTAACACAGCAGAGTATTACACACGTAGATTTATTGACTATATGAGTTTTAATAGCTCTACGTTCCCTGAGTACAATAGTAACTCTGACTCTGATGTTTATCCTGATACAGACTCACTATTTAATGGGTGGGTATTATGAGATATAAACCAAAAGACAAAAATGTAGTTAAGCTAAAAAAATACTTAACCAAAGAATTAAAACCAAATTTTAAAGACTTATTAAAAACGACATAGATGGCAAGTTTAGAAAATAAAAAAATAAAAG